TGTTTTTCTGCATATTATTATCACCTCTCTTCATTAATAAAAACTTTCTGCCATTAGCTCCATTGTCGACTAATGAAACTTCCTGAACGGTTAAATCATATAATTCTGTTGCCATTACACCCTCCTTTTCCCAAGTCCGCCCATAGAGAATGCTGCTATTTCGCCAGTTTTAACCTTCTGCCAAATATCATTATGTTGGATATGTACAGCCATAACCCACGAGCCTTGTTTTACAATTTCGTTGCCCAGTACGAAATCCATAGGGGCTATATAACTCTCAACGGTAACTGCCTGCTGTTTGGATAGTGTGTCCTCGTGCATCAACCCTATTTGATTATAATCTCTCAAAAAACCGTGACAGGCTTTTTCTATTTCGTCAGCCGTTGCAAAATCACCTTGACTATCCACCTTGTTTGGCTCATAAACGATGCCCCAAACAATCTGCTTTTCAATATCTATCTTTCTTATGCTTGATACCTGTTCAATATTTATCTCCATATCTGCCTCCTTTGCTACCCATTCTATAGTGTCAGTCTGCTCGTATTTCTGCTTTACTGCCGACCATGCAGCAGTAAAAGCATATTGTTCAAGATTGTCAACATTCTTTTCTTTTCCATTTTTATGGGCTTTGTTGAATGCTGTCATCCATATTTCTTGTGCTGCAACAGGCAGTTTTTTTACTCCTGAAAAACAAAAAAAGCCAGAGCAGAACACATTGTTCCGCCTGGCTTGATTATCTCAACAACCATACTTATGTCATGTATTAATTAGTCTGAGACATTCGCTCCTCAATATCTTTTTGTTTCAATGTCTCTTTTTGCTTGATAGTGTCTACATTGCCATTCTGCAACGATAGCACTACCTCACCAAAAAAGCCCTTTTGTATCAACAAAGAGATATATTCTATCACATTTTCTTTAGTCATTATTCAATATACTCGCTTTTTTTATTTTTGTCAAGATATTTCTTCCATTTTCTCAACAAATCTTTTGAATTTTCTCAAATTAACATACTCGCCCTGCCAATGCCAGAGCAGAGACACCAAATCAGGAATAAAATCTTTGGGAAAAAGTCCCTGTATTGCCTTATCGAAAATTGACTGCATAGCAGATTCGGCAACCTCAATATCATTCAACATCTGTCTGAAGTCATGCCTAAAATCCTCAATCTCTACATCATCAGGATATTTCTTCTGCATAGCCAAGCATTTCTGATACACTTTTTTCAACACAGATGTTTTTTGAAAAAAATGACTGCCATCCTCTGGCTCTTCCAAACTAAAATTATTAGTAGACATCGCTACTCCTGATAAGTTATCCTGCATTGTTATTCCCCCTTGCCCAGCAAAGCCTTCATTGTGCACCTACAATGACATCTTTCCGCAGGACTCAACGATGGGTCTCCAGGATATTCAGCTGTTTCACTGCCAACAACAAACTGCTCATCTTGAGCAATAATTTGCCTGTGTGCCCTGTCATGTGATGGTCTCGGTGGTGTCATCGCTCCGTATGAGGCAATCCATTGTTTACGCTCAATCCCCATCTCACGATAAGCGTAGCTTTTTCCAAAATTACTTGCCGTGATTATCTCTGTCCGGGCAATCAGCAATGCCCTCGCACCAGTAGCCCTGACTGTCCCCTCAAAAACATTTGACACCCTGTCAACAATTTCATGCATCGTCTCACCAGCGTCAAACCCTGCTTTCAGTTCTGCCTGTAACTCAATTATCGTCGTTTGCGTTATCTGGTCAGCAAATATGTATTGATGTTTTTTCAGCCAGCTCACAACTACAGGATCAAGCATGTCAAAATCATAATCGATATTTAATCCCTTGCGAATAGTCTCATCTTTCTGCACGCCAACCAGTTTTTTAACCTCTGTTATAGCCAGTTTTGCACCAGATTCGATTGACTTGGATACTGCTAAGGTTGTGCCTTTTACTACTTTTGTTATCATGTTCGTTGGCACAGGACACATAGCAGCAATATCTTTTGTCTTATAGTTTTTCTTGACTTTTTTCAGGGTATCTTTTTCAACATCTGTGAATATATCCACAATATTTTTAATTAATTCCTTTTCGCTCTTTTCGGCTGCCTTATCAAATTCTCTCCATTCTGCCAGACCTACTTTATCGTCTGTCTGTTCACTTTTTGTTACTGTTTTCCCTACGCCCTCACCACTAACAGCAGGTACAGGCGTAAACATATCCCCGCCCTCTAACGGCTGAAGCCCCCATCTCTCCATGCGAATTTCATTTGGAGTTTTGACCTGTGCTCGAATATACATAAAGTCGCTCTTTGCCTGTTTTTCTTCATCAATTAATGCCTTAACCTGTGAAAAATCTAACTCAATATTGTATCCCTCATATCCCATCTGTGGCAATAACACATAATTAATTTTGTCAGTTATCTTGCCAGCCTTAGCAATTAGAGACTCCCAAAAGATTTGATACTGCTGCTGTGCATTAGCATATGACGCACCCTCTAATGATCCGATAATAATCGGGGGCACATCCAGCACAGACAGTATTCGCTTTATCAAATCTTTGGACAAATCGCCAAACGGCATTTCAGTCATTTTGAATGTTGATGGTTCATACTTCATTTTGCCATCAAGGATTAATGGCTTCCATGCGTTATTTACTCCTTGATACACCTTTTCTATCCGTGCCTCTATTCGCTTGAACAGCGGGTCAGACAATTGCTGATCAGTCATAAATGTGCCAGCCGTTTTCCCAGCGTTTTTGAAAAAATTCTTGACAAATAAATCTAAATAAAGGGACATTAATGTTGAAGGGATTAGCGGTATTAAAGGGGACATCCCCCAAATCTCAGAGGTTGTGGAAGTGTACTTAAAGTGAATTACATCATCAATCTTGATTATGGTTGTACTATTATTGGGAATGTATTCGTAACTACTGATACGGTTTTTCATGTCTTTAACAATCCGTATCTTGTTTGGGTAGAGGTTATGCAATGTCTGTATTTTCCCCTTCCCATCTCGTACTATTTCCCAGAGTGCATTGCCTGTGCTCTCCAAAAAGATGATTGTTGCCTCAATAAAATCCTGCCATGTCTGCTCTTTGTTCGGTCTGGAGAATAACCGTCTAATTGGATGGGCAACATCCTCTATTAATTTGCCCTTATCATCATAAAATAAACATGGCACTTGAGACAGCCTCTCTGCCTTAGCAGAAATAGCCGAGTATATCAGCCAGTGGGCGGAGTACAGCCGTGTGAAGTTTGATGTTTGGAACAATGACTCATCCTCCCCTACATCTCCAGACCATTTCAGGGCGCCATCATCATATTTGAGGAATGCACTCATGTCATCTGCCACTTTTTTCTTTTTCATGAAGTCAAAATTTAATTTCATTGTTCTACCTCAAACATGGAAATTCCCATGTCATCTATATTTATTGCATTTTCTTGTTTTTGTCAAGCATTCTTTTACGCTGCTGTGTATGGCAAAATCCTTGATTGCAATATCCACTGCCACAAACTGCCAACGGCATCCTTTTTTGGAATGAAATTTTCACAGATAGCAGCGTCGTCCGTAACCATAGCCAGACATCCTATATCACCGCTACACAGGCATTTCTGGCAGATAGCACCGCCAACAAGCTCTATTCTCGCCCTGTAGAAGAATTTCTTCTGGGGCACGCCTAACATCCCCTGCCCCACAGACACCATCAACGACTGCCACATTGCCGTCTGCCACTCTACTAATGTTTTACCTTCCATCCTGCCTGACAGCAGTAACGCTGATTCAACAGGGTTTGATGTGGTCATACTCTTTTCAAGCTTAACCTCAGCGTTTTCCACCTCTCCTGTTCCCCTGAAGATTCTCACTCCAACACTATCCCCGCCATGAATTGCCTCATTACAAACTGGCATAACCTACCTCCATTAATTTTATCACCTTGTATTGGCTAAAAAAAAGCTGTCTTTTATGCTAAGTGTGTCTTCAAACCTTTTATTTGCATTCCTTGCCACAGGCTTTTCATCAATACATAGAATCAGCTCTTCCTTGCTCCATGTTAAGACTATGTGATGATCCTTTTCTGCGTCTAACGAAATAAGATCATACGATAATGTTCTGATATGGCTCTCAGGATGGTAATGTTCAACATATAATTGCATCTCTGGAGTCTTTATGATTCTTATCTTAGCATCACCAATTGGTTCATCAAGAAATTTACATCCAATCTTATTTTTCAACCAATTTGGGTTTCTATCAATCTTTATCCAAAAATCTACTGTTCCTTCTCTGTAGGTATAGCACATCGACTATTGTCTCCTATAGTCCCTAAACAAAAATCTACAAATCTTTCGTTGTTAAAAAAACATACCACCTACAAAGCCAAATGGCAGTATTCCTCATCCTGTCACCCCTTTTTTGATGTTCAGCACAGCCTGTTTTCTTTCCTCTGTCCATTGATAATGTCTGTGCCTGTCATTATGTGGGGCAGAAGTTACAATCAATTCGCTACCCTGCTTCACTATCTTCCTCAATATTGCTATAGTCGAGTCAAATTCCTTCTCATCTAAATGTTCGAACCAATCTATTGCTACTATAACATCATAATAGTTTTTTGTCAATGATTTTAATTCAACGATATTCAGCTTCCTGTGTATCCAGAAATTATGAATATCCTTGATTATTGCCATATCCTCTGGCAAGGCAAGACAATCAATCTCTATCCCCAAATCTGTTAACATAGAGGGTAACTGCCCTATTCCCCTATCAAGGCATAATACAGCTATGTTTCCATATTTCCTTTGCAGGTTGATTATCTGTGCCGTTACATTCTGATCCCGCTCCCACTGTTCACCCCACAAATGCCAGTCTGCCCGCTCAGCAAGCCACTCTTCAGGTGTTAGATATGTTTCATCAACTTCCTTAATCTGCTTTTTCATCTGCATAAATAATGCCTTTATTTCTTTGCCAGTATATTTGTTTTTCCAAAATCCTATTAAACTTTTAACTGCCTTATCTCTGCATGTTCGGAGATACATCATACTCTCCCTGTAAAATGCGTTGTAGTCCTGCACGGTTGCAATCTTCCCTAAATGCCCATAACAGAGATCAGTATCAACCCACAGCTTATATCCTGCCGACTTCATCTTCCCACTCATATAGACATCTTCGCCTTCCCAGTCCACACTACCGTCAGGCATATCCATTTTTGTTATTTTGAAATAGTGTTTGCCGATTTTCCTGAATACATCTGTTTTTGTAACTGTACATCCTAAGCCAACAGCGTCGACCTCTATTAATCCTTTCCCTTGCTGAAAATCCTCTTGAAAATTCAGATAGCCATCATTCATCCGGAGCACTACAGGGCTATACGGAGCGGATTTCTTTACTGTTACGGCAGAAACAACATCCTCTTCCCTGCTAATCATCTTGTGAATCAGGTCAGCCTCGACAATACTATCACTATCCAGCCACAGTATTTCTTTTGCGTGCAGCCTCATAGCTTCGTCAACCGTCTCTGTCCTTGACTGGTCTATCTCTTTGCCCCAAATTGTTTGGACGGCAAAACCAAAGCCATCGGATATACTCTTATTAAACAGACTATGAAGCACAACCAAAAACTGACTAAAAAATTGTCCGGGTACTGTCTCGGCAACAGGGATAGCTATCAATACATCTGTTTTAGAATGTTTTTCTGTTATAATTTGGGATGGTTCGCCTGACTTTCTCTCTGCTTGCAATCTCAATGATTGGTGTCCATCAATACCTATTGCGATAACCCCTTTACGCTTTGCCTTTTCAAGGAAAAAAACATTTTCAGAGATCCACTTGCCATCCTTTTCCAATCTAAGAAAATATGGTTTGGTGATTTTTTCAAAGGCACTTGTTTTGATCACTGCACAATGCAATTCGATCATAACATCCTTGTCTGGGACATTCGTAACACTGGTAATAGCACAATCTGACACATCAATTATGCTCTCAAAAACATTATTGTTGACAAAAACCTTATCATCCAAGAACATCACCCATGTTGCACTTGTCGCCAGTGCCTCTTCTACCAGCTCGGTTTTTGCTTGTGCTCTGGATTTGTGAAAAAAGCTGCACACCTTGAAACTTATTGGGTTGTCCTTCCTCTGGCTCATGTGAAACAAATGATTTATAATACCTAAACACCGTGCGAAAAATTCACCGTTCAGGGTATCCCAGAAAAAGATACCCACAATCAATAACGGTTTAGCCTGCTCTTCTTTTTCTTTTATTACAACGCCCATTTTTGTCTGCCTCTATTTTCATAAAAATGATTTTATGGTTATCTTCCCATATCCGTATATAGTCCTGTCTGTAACGACGGAGGGTTTCTTTCTTATTTTCCTCTAAACTATTTTACTATTGCCACCAATTCAGCTTCCGCAAAATATCGCTCATGTAGAGTACCTGTTGTGTCGGCATACTCTACCTGATACTGTATCCCCGAAAAGTGACAGTTTTTCCAAA